TAACAATCCCACAATCACACAATCACACAATCACACAATCACACAATCACACAATTACACATATATAAAAATAAAAAATTGATTTGAAAAATCGGCTTAAATAAATAAAAGAGAGAATAATGCATATTATCGCCTGAATACAAACTTCATACTTTTTTTATTTTTTCTAAACATTTTTCTTCCATTCTTTTTCGCATCTTTTCTCTCTTTCTCAGTAATATATTTTAAGGGTCTTCCCAAAGGTTTTACTATAACAGTTTTTGCCAAGATACGCAACTGTTGTTGCATGAGTGTCCATTCCAATAAAAACATGAATTCAAGATCCATCATCTGCCGCACAAGTCAAGTATAATATGTGTGTATTTTTAAGCAGATGTTCAAGCAGATAATTTACTAAATAAATTTATTACAACAAATACGCCAACTAAAAATGGGAAAAATAACAAGAGCCATGACAGAATAGAATATCCCTTCTTGCACAAATAATTCATTAACCATGTCCACGCACCGGTAAAAATAAGTTGAATCAATATGGATGCTGGATTCATTGAATTTATTGCACTAATTACTAAAGACAAACAAGAGAGAACCAAATATATCATCGCCGGCGTGCAGAGTTGCATACTATAACAAGTTATATTAAAATAAATAAAATGACGAATTAATGTATGAAAACAGTATTATTCACAAACGCACGAAATGAAAAAAACATTGTAGAATGGGCATCGCATCATTTAAATTTAGGATTTGATTATATTTATATCTTGGACCATAATTCAGATATTCCTATTGTTAATATGTTTAAGAATAAACCACCCAATGTTTTTATAGGAAAAACAACTAATAATATTATTAAATCAGACCTTATGAGAAAAGCACATGTCGTCGCAATGCAAAGACAGTTTGATTGGATGTTATATTTGGATGCGGATGAATTTTTAGTATTAAACAAGGATGATACTCTAGTCACTTTTTTAGAAAAATACAAAAATTATGACCAAGTTGGTATAAATTGGCTAACGTTTGGTTCAAATAATAAAAATAATGTGTTAACTGAAAATGAAACCATTTTAGAAACATACACTAAATCAAATGATGCATTAAACAAACATATCAAATCATTTCTTAATTTGAAAATGAAACGCATTAAAATTAAAAGTATAAATCCACATGTTTATCTTTTAAATAATATGGAAAAATCAATAAGTGTGGATTTTTCAAGGTTGGATAAGAGGACTCCTTGGTTTTTTAACACATCAACCCATTTTAGCAGTATGAATGCATATATTGCTCATTATGAGATGCAATCATATGATACATATATAGAGAGAAAAATTAAACTGCCGAGAGATGACACTGGTACATTCAGGGAGATTATAAACAAAGACGTGTTTCATTCAGAAAATAATAATATAACCAATAATGCGATTTGTGAAAAATATAATGCCATAAATAAATGTTTAATTGAAAAAATAACCCACCTATCCCACAAGACAAGCGATATAAATATAAAATAAAAAATTGATTTGGAAAATCGGCTTAAATAACTCACCATAATTAAAACAACCGACATTCTTGAAATCATGGATCTTATTCAACGCAAACTCTCCAAATCCGAATGGGAAACGATTGAAGTGCCAGTCTCGTCCAACGAAATTGAAGTACTGAAATTGATTATGAAAGGTAACGAAAACGTCAATATAAAATACAATAAATGCAATTCTATTTTCACATTTCTAAAAATAGAATACAGTCCAGCAATGGAAGATTATGTATTTAATAAATATTTGGCAGAGAAAATTAAATTGCTTATTACAAAATACTGCGCAACATATATTACACTGAATGTAAACGCCAAACCCGTATTGAAAAAAGCAGACCTCATTCGCATCAGCAAAAACACGACGGAGAATCTTGAAAAAAATAATATTTATGAATATGTCTTGTTGGAACACATTGAGAAAACATTAAAATATGCCTCCACACGCAGCCCAAAGATGGAATTTCATTATTACACGCTCTATAAATTAATACGCAACAGCGTCCCCCTGTTAAACAGACACATTATTGATATTGTAGGCGCGATTCTCAGAGAATTGGAAGCATCTATTAGCATTACAAACATTATAGAAAATGCGGTGGAATATATTGAGAAAAATGACAACTTGCTCAAATACGGCGATATGATGCTTTATGAACATCAAAAAGAAATCTTTACAGTGTGCAAAAACCCAGACGCCAAATTGATTCTATACATTGCGCCCACGGGCACTGGAAAAACACTGACTCCGATTGGCTTGTCTGAACAACATAAAATCATATTTGTTTGTGCAGCAAGACATGTGGGATTGGCTCTTGCACGAGCAGCCATTTCAGTAAATAAAAAAGTGGCGTTTGCATTCGGATGCACCAGCGCGGCAGACATTCGTCTCCACTATTTCGCAGCAAAAGAATTCACGAAAAATAAAAGGAGCGGCGGAATTTGGAAAGTAGACAATACCGTCGGAGACAAGGTTGAAATCATTATTTGTGATATTAAATCATATCTTCCAGCCATGTATTACATGCTGTCTTTTAATTCACCAAGCAGTTTAATTACATATTGGGATGAACCAACCATCACGCTTGATTATCCAGAACATCCGTTTCACGCAATCATTCAAGACAATTGGTCTGCAAATTTGATTCCAAACATGGTACTCTCTTCTGCCACATTGCCGAAATTACACGAACTCACTGAGACTGTGAATGATTTCACCTTGAAATTTAGCACATCTAATGCAAGCGTGTATAACATTGTTAGTCATGACTGTAAAAAAACAATTCCCATTATTGATAAAAACGGTCATGTGGTATTGCCCCACTTTTTAAGCGGAGACTATGATGAGATGCAATTGATTGTCGAACATTGTGAAAATTACTTGACACTATTGAGATATTTTGATTTGAAAGAAGTGGTTCGCTTCATCACATTTATCCAAAAAGGCGGAAATTATGTGTCTCTTAGATATTCTATTCCACGAAATTTCGGGTCTATTGATGACATTGACATGAAAAGCATTAAATTGTATTATTTAAAATTGCTGAAAAATATCATTGCTGGAACATGGAGTTCTATTTATCTTTCATTGAAAAATACCAGGGAAAAACGCATCGTGCCAAACGAATCCATTGATTCAAAAGGCATTCGCAAAAGCAATAGCATTGGCCCTGGGTCTGCATGTGGCGGTGGCGGTTCTAGTTCTAGCAAATTCGCAGGTGAATCATTGAAACGAATCGCCAGTGAACAAGCGACCCTGATGCCGTCGTCGCCAGAACCAATCATCAGAGAAACCAGCACAGGCAATTGCGGCATATATGTCACAACAAAAGACGCACATACATTGACAGATGGACCAACCATATTCTTGTCAAATAATGTTGAAAAAATCGCGAAATTCTGCATTCAGCAAGCAAACATTCCTGCAAAAGTCATGTCTGATATTATGGAGAAAATAGAGTTTAATAACCGGATAAATGATAAAATCGGCGTCTTGGAAAAAGATTTGGAAGACCATGATGCATCCAATACAAAAGAAGATGAAGGTTCTGGAGAGAAAAAAGAACATAAATGCAACAGAATTCAAACGAATGAAACACAGGTTGAAGCAGGGAAAATCAAGACGCAATTGGATATGTTGCGGTCTATGATTAAAACAGCGACATTGAATGAAACCTTTATTCCAAATAAAAATCTACATTTGAAAAAATGGGCAGACGACTGCAATGTTACAGGCGCATTCTCTAGCAACATTGAAGAAGAAGTGATTAATGAAATCATGCTACTTACAGGCGTGGAAGACAGTTGGAAAGTGCTATTGCTCATGGGAATCGGCGTGTTTACCAATCATGAAAACATTGCTTATACGGAAATCATGAAGAAGATGGCTGACGAACAAAAATTATATATAATCATCGCATCTAGTGATTATATTTACGGAACAAATTATCAGTTTTGCCACGGATACATCAGCAAAGACCTGGACTTGACACAAGAGAAAATCATTCAAGCCATGGGACGCATCGGACGAAATGGACTTCAGCAAAACTATTCTGTTCGATTTCGGGACGAAGAACAAATTATGAAATTATTCACGAGCAATACTGAAAAGCCCGAAATTATTAACATGAATCGACTCTTTAATTCACGACCAAGTATGATTTAGATTTAAGATTTAGATTAAGTTAGTTCAGTTTGTGTAGATTTAATTAATAATATAATTTTTTCTTGAATTATATTATTACATGAGACGACATACAAGAAGAAGTAAAAGTAGAAGTGGAAGCAGAAAAGGCAGAGGTTCGCGTTCATCTCAAGGCGCACGACAAGATTCAAAAAAGTCAAAGATGACACACGGTTCAGAATCTATTCCTGGAAAATGTTGCGATTCAACTACCATTGGATTACATAATTGGTATAAAGATATGTTTGAAAAATTGGGATGGATGGTCTTGGCACATTCGCGGGGAATGACCGACAAAATACAAACATATTTAAATTCTTTAGAAAGATTGCGTATGGCACTCCAACAAAAAATTGCAAAAATGCGTGATCCAGATAACAAAGAAGACCTGGTAATTATGTTGAAAAATGTAGAAGAACTCCTCTCTCATTCTCAAAAAGATTTTAAATAGCGTAATGTTATAGTATGGAAAAACGAAGTCGTCATTTTAGTAAAAAACTGAGAAAATATTCAAATCCTGAAAAAGCACAACGCATGGCATATCATTATTTTGGCAAAACTGCGAAAATTTATCCGTCTTCTAACAGAGAGAAAAAATATGATATATATGACCCACGACATAAAACATGGGTTCATTTTGGACAACTCGGATATGAAGATTTCACCAAACATGGTGATTTAAAACGCCGCCGCAATTATTTGACGCGCAGCGGGAAAATTCGCGGCAATTGGAGAAAGAATCCATATTCGGCAAACAATCTTGCACGAAAGATTTTGTGGTAGACTTGTCAAAAGATTTTTAGTCAGATGAATTCTTTCTCAAAAAAAGAAAAATTGAAATGCTTTTTCTCTCTGTTGTTGTCTGCATCAAACAAACCAATAAAATCAAATGAATACTCAAACTCAACTCGCGATATTGTCAGCCTCTGTGGCGACATCATTGACAGCAACATCTGACGACACTACTCGTCTGCATCTTTCTATTCCAAAAATAAGGAAACTCTATAAATTTCTCAATGACAACTTCTTTGCAATCAAGGAGAAAATGGACAACGGAGAAAAAGAATTATTCTGGCATTTTAACATTTCGCAAGAAACCTTCATGGACGAATTCGATTACTTGATTCAATTTTCAGCAACTATTACAAGAATCGTCAAAAGAAAGGAGCGAACTTTATACACGGCGCGACAAATCAACTCTTGGAACAAGACACGCAAACAACTGCTGGATTTTGAAGAAAAATATAAAAAATACATCATTGGGATTATTAGACAGATTCCTTGCGATTTAACTCAAACAATAGCTAGCTATTTATAACTTTTAATTTAACTTGTAACTTAATTAACACTTTTTTACTGCATCGCAACTAAATCTCTGAAAACCGTTCTTCTTCTGCAAATCGGACAATTGTTTTGTCCATATAACAAACAAGTATTGAAACATGTTCTACACATTTCATGATTGCATCTCAATCTTAATCTTGATACTGTTTCATCCAAGCAAATTACACACGACGGAATATATTCTTCTTCAACTTGGACCAATGGTTGTTCTTGTCTTCTTCTTCTTTGATTCCTGTCTTGGTCCGTTTCTTGCACTTGATTCCGAATGTAAAACGCCGGAAACACATGTCTTGAAATGTATTTTTCGTAAAAGGATTGCGTATCATCTTCATCCAATGCAGCTCCATCCTCTGCGTATTGTCCCAGAGGCGTCTCTCCTACACATACAAATTCAATATTATTACTGATATCACCTGGAAAATCCTGATTGCAATATTCTTTTATATTGTTGATAAAATCGCACATTTTCCAATCAACCGGAATGTTGTATATCATTGAAATGGATGTTCGAACCACTTTAAAATAACAACACACATATCTCATTCCTTGATGAGAATGAATTTGCCCAGTTAGACTATTTCCTTGTCTTGAAAAGGTTACATCCATTGCGAAAGACATGATTGTTCTGTTTTGAGTTTGTTGAATAATGTCTTTCTATGCTGTTTAAAGCAATTCAATTTTATTTTTCATTTTTTCATTTTTTTCAATTTATACAAAAAGTGAAATGCGTAAAAGAGGATGGTTCCTATTAACAATAATGCAAAAAAGAGATTCACGAATTTCATTATATTGCAGTATATTGAATTGTCTTCTGCTTTACATTCAATCGTTGTGCCAAAAAACCCGAATATGCCTGAACCTAAAATGCCGCCATTGCTGCCACCGCTGCTTTTTGCCATAATATAATAACAAAATATTATATTATGCGGAACGCCTTCTCCTAGTTTTACCTCTTCCGTATTTACAATGCTGCTTTTGTGAAAACCCTTTGGGTCGTTTGCAATCAATGCTGCGTTTGTATTTTAACGACCATTTTCCACCCTTTATTCTTTTTAATTTTGCCATATAAAACAGAGAGAAACTATTATTTGTCTAATTTATGAAATTCATATACCTTCTCTCTTAACTCCATGTAATGTTGAAATCGTTCTTTGCTTGCCACCTCTTTTTCATATATTTTACAATTTCCCGTTGCATATTTTTCCGTCTTGTCTTTTGTAATTCCGGATGACGGATTTCTTTGTATGATTGTGTTGTAAATACGAATTGTTGACCAACCTTCCAACACCTTTTCAAAAATAAAAATAATGTCTTCGCCTGAAACATCTCTTTTTGTCATCTTCTTCTTCTCTCTTCTCTCTTTTTTATCTTGAACATGTTGTTTGGATTGTTCCATAAATTGATTGTATATGTTCACTTTAAATCATTGAGTCTTTTTACACAGTGGATTCTTTATTTATTCTTCACATCTAAAATTCATCATTTTTATTAGATTAAAAAATTGAAATGTAATACTTAAAAAATAATTATTACATTATTACAAGATGACTGATATTAATAACCACGCCACCTTTTCAATTCAAGAATACCCAAATAGTGAAATACTAACAAGTGTATGTAACTCTTTTGAAGGACAAGAGTTATCATTAACTGTTACATTTATGGGAAAAATATTCCTATTTGTAATTGTAATGCAGTAGGAGATATATTAGAAGATGTATTTTATCCAATAATTAAAGAGAACTTGGATGATTTTGAAGAAGGACCAAAACAAGCATCACCTGACTATTATGGAATAAATAAACATTTTGAGTTTGAACAAAAAGTATTTATGAAAAGTCCAGGATTTGATATAGGAAACTTTACCAGTTATATAAATATGTTATGTGAGTTCCTGCATGTTAGAAATGTTGCCTCTTTGAATTCCAACTCATAAAATAGTCAGAAACAAGAGACTAGCTGGTTATATAATGCGACATTTTCGCATATCTGCTTTACACTGTTTATCCATATTAGGAAGCAAATATCTAATATGGCAGCCAACTGTTGGGTCCTGATTAACAACAAAAATTGTGTTAGGTTAAGACCTCCCCATTGATTGATTATATAAATTCACTTTAAACCTTTGACTGATAATTTGCTTTCAATTTCACCATATGAAATGAATAATTTTGATTTGTAACATTTCTCTCTATAAATTATTGGGTTGTCGTTATTTAATTAATTCATAAAATATATTATTTTTCCACTTTCTAATTTAATTGAAATTTTTACAGAATAGTTATTTACTTTAAGCATATGTAATATTTCTTTCATTGTATGTTGTGCATTTTTATGTTGAATTGACATATGTATTGATTTACACCATTTATATCCGTTTAATCCAAGTTCATCTGTAAGTTTCATATTGAATGTTGTTGTTTGTAATATTTTTTGAGTAGGCATAGATTTCCAGATATCAACTAAAATAGAGAGATATTTTGATTTATTTGAAATAATATCTTCCCCATTGTTTACAACACATTTTAAGATATCCGATTTTGATAATAAATTAGTTTCCATTAATTCATTTTCTGTAATATAAGTTTGTTTTGGTGTTAATATTAGTTCACCATTTACAATTTTCTGTGTATATGTTTCAATATTTGGAATGCGAATAATTTCTGTCATTGTATAAGTAAGTTATCATACCATTATATTTTGATATTAATTTCAATTTTTTTATTTTATCAAGAATTATTTCATTGATAACTTGCTTCCAATTTCTTTATAATAATAACCATTGTATTGTATGTCTTTGTTGTAACATTTTGCCAGTGTTTTGTCACTCATTTTTAGTTGTTTTATGCAGTCGTATTTACTCGCAAATTCCTTGGTCAATTTATTTTCTGCGTCAAATTGTCCTGCACCATTTTTATATAAAAAAGGTTCGCCACATTGTTCTTCAAATCCTGACTTTAATTCGTCATCGCACTCATCATACAATTTATAGTATGACTCTTTTGTTAAACTGAAATTTTTCACTGGATTGTCTAATGCTGCAATTGATTCGTATCCGTTCATCTGCGCAGCGGTTTTCCGGTCAATGAAAACATTGACAATCTCAGTTTGTTCTTTGTTTATTTGGGCAATATATCCCAAATTCTGTGTCTTGGTTTGTTTGGTAGGTTGAATTGAATGAATGACGGTTGGGTCTAATTCACGGTCTACAAATAACCATCTAAAACCATTATACACTAAATTTTCCATTACTGCTTTGGTCAAACTTGGGCGTTTCATTTTGGAGTCCTCTTTCATACATTCAGAGGCGGTTTCATACACTTTTACTAGTTGCAATGTTTCAGGATGTATTTGTTGCAGTCTTGGACCAATTGTCGCCAATGGTTGACTAAATCCTGTTGTGATTTTGGGTTCTTCTTTTGGCGCAAGTGTTGTTTTTTCTTGCAGCAGTTTTTCAAGATTGTCCATTTTTTTTGTCAATGAGTTTACCATATTAATTAATTCGTGTATTAATGGACTATCATTTCCGTCTGTCTTCATTTGCATCATCATTTTTAATTGTTCGTTTTCTTTTTCTAATTTTCGTATGTCGTTGCTGTCATAATAGGTAAGATTGTTATTGATTATTTTCAAGAGGGTTTTGTAAGAAAGATTTTTCCCAATCAAAAATAATTCCAGTTCTGTTTCGTGATTTAGTAAATTGTTCACTCTGTTTCCTCTAACATCTTCGTGATTGTGTAAAAAATTCTCAAAATCATGACTTCTATTTACCGAGAAACAATCCAACAATAAACATTCCTCATATTTGTGTTTATGTTCATTGTAACGATTCATTATTCCTTTTCGACTTTGACCGATTTTAATAATATATTCTCCAGTCTTGAATGTTTTTACTTTGATAATATAAACAATTGAACCGATTGTTGCATATTGATTCAATAATATTTTTTCTCTTTCCAAAGATTGTTGCTGTTTTAATTTCATTTCCAATTCTTTGTCTTTTGATTCTTCTATTTGCTGAATTTCGGTATTTTTTTGTTCTAACTGTTTTTGTAAATCATATATTCCATTTATCCTTAATTCTTTTATAACTTCATATACCCAATTTTGAAATTTTTCAGCAATTGGTTTTCTTGATTTAAACAAGACTTTATATAACCCTTTTTCAGTAAGAAATGTAACATGTTGTGTTCCCCCATGGGTGTCCATAGTATGGACTACCTTTTCTGTTTCATTAAATTCATTAATAGTTGTTCTTATATTAGAAATTTCTAATATAACGCCAATATCACTTGCTCTAAATAAAGGGTCATTTATAGTTCCTTTAATAGTAATTTCAGTATGTAACGAGTTTGTGTTAAATGCTTTGACTATTTCCATAGGTCGTATATATATACATTACACCCTTTTAAGTTGTTTTGTTGTTAAAATCTTTATTATGACTTCATTTAATGTGAGTTAATTGCCCTGCCATTTGGCAAATCAATAATGTATAATCCATT